ACTATTCACAGCGCTTTGACGAGTATTACCGCCTGTGGCGTGGACAGTGGAGCCACGAAGACAAGACACGAGAGTCTGAGCGTTCCCGCATTGTAAGCCCTGCACTGCAACAGGCTGTTGAGTCGTCTGTAGCAGAGCTGGAAGAAGCTACCTTTGGACGTGGTAAGTGGTTTGATATTAAAGATGATCTGCACGACCAAGACCCACAAGACATTGTTATGCTTCGTCGTCACTTGACAGATGACTTTAAACGAAACAAGGTTAGAAAGAGTGTAGCAGAGTGTTTAATCAACGCTGCTGTGTTCGGTACAGGCATTGCAGAGATTGTACTGGCTGAAGAAAAAGAGATGGCTCCAGCAACACAGCCTATCATGGACGGTCAGCTACAAGCTGTTGGTGTTACTATCAAAGACCGTACAGTGGTTAAGATAGAGCCTGTTATGCCACAGAACTTCTTGATTGATCCAATGGCAACTTCTGTTGAAGACGCTATGGGCTGTGCTGTTGACCGCTTTGTGTCTAAACACATTGTAGAGCAGCTACAGGAACAAGGTGTCTATCGTGATGTAGAGATTGGTGAAGCCTCTTCCGACAGCGACATTGAACCAGATCAAGACCTGTCACGCTATGACGAAGACAAGATAAGATTAACCAAATATTATGGATTGGTTCCTCGTCACTTGCTCACAGAAGCTATGACGGACGAAGACGCAGAAGAGGAAGACTTAGAAGTAGATGATGAAGAAGACGACAGCTACTATGTAGAAGCTATTGTTGTCATTGGCAACGACGGTATTCTCCTCAAAGCAGAAAAGAACCCGTACATGATGCAGGATCGTCCAGTCATTGCATTCCCTTGGGATATTGTTCCTAGCCGCTTCTGGGGTCGTGGTGTATGTGAGAAAGGGTATAACTCTCAAAAGGCGTTAGACGCTGAACTACGCGCTCGTATCGACGCTCTAGCACTCACTATCCACCCAATGATTGCTATGGACGCTTCTCGTATGCCTAGAGGCTCCAAACCAGAGATTAGGCCAGGAAAAATTATCTTGACAAATGGCAATCCAGCAGAAGTGTTGCAGCCATTTAACTTTGGTAATGTTAATCAAATTACCTTTGCACAAGCAGATGCTCTACAACGCATGGTACAGACCGCTACAGGCGCTATAGACAGTGCTGGTATCTCAGGGTCTATTAACGGAGAAGCCACGGCAGCGGGCGTTTCTATGAGTTTAGGCGCTATCATCAAGCGTCACAAGCGTACATTGATCAATTTCCAAGAATCTTTCATCATTCCTCTGGTGTCTAAGGCTGCCTATCGTTATATGCAGTTCCAACCTGAGATGTATCCTGTTGCAGACTACAAGTTTGAAGTTAGTAGCTCGCTAGGCATCATTGCTCGTGAATACGAAGTAACTCAGTTGGTGCAGTTGTTGCAAACAATGTCTCCAGACACCCCTATGTACCCACAATTGATTCAATCTATCATTGATAACATGAATCTTTCTAACCGTGAAGAGCTTATTGCGTCTCTGAAGCAGGCTAACGAGCCTAATCCAGAAGCACAGCAGGCACAGCAGGCAGCACAGCAAGCTCAGTTGGCCTTCCAAGCGTCACAAACTGCTGCACTTAACGGACAAGCTACAGAATCTCAAGCTAGAGCGCAGAAGATTACTATGGAAGCTCAAGTAATTCCACAGGAACTAGAGATTCAGCGCATGAAAGCAGTCACTACTAATCTGCAAGCGGGTACACAGGACGACAAAGAGTTCGAACGCCGTCTGAAAGTGTCTGAGCAGCTACTTAAAGAGCGTGAGATTGCTGTCAAAGAGGGTGCTAAAGCCCCAGCAGCACCACAACCACAAGGACTAATGCCACAATGATTACACGCAGAGAGTTACAAGACGTTGTAGTGCAGGTTAATGCCAGCTTTGAGGAGGTGTTAAAGCGATTAGCTGCACTGGAGGCCAAGGAAAAACAAGAGGTTGTTGTTAAGAAACCAAAGGCCAAGCAAGACTAGCATAAGATACTGTTTTGGTTACTCTAGGTGGTGTTTTGCCGCTTAGTGTAGCTGTTTAAGCACCTTATAGAGAGATAGATATGCCAACAGACAAGAAAGACCCACGGTTAGCTAGAGCAGGCGTAAGCGGTTATAACAAACCTAAGCGTACACCTAGCCACCCAAAGAAAAGCCACGTTGTTGTAGCCAAGGTAGGCGACCAAGTTAAGACAATCAGGTTTGGTGAGCAAGGCGCTAGTACAGCAGGCAAGCCCAAGGCAGGCGAAAGCGAAGCAATGAAGAAGAAACGCGCTAGTTTCAAAGCTCGTCACGGCTCTAACATTGCTAAAGGCAAGATGTCAGCAGCTTACTGGGCAGATAAGGAGAAGTGGTAAATAATAAAAATATTACTTGACTTTTATAGCATTTTGTGTTATAATAGAGCTGTAGTATATAACAATAACTTATAAGCACTGTCCTAAACGGAGAAACAGTATGATTGATAAAGAACTTGAGCAGTATTACGATAACTACCGCACTATGTTTATGGAGGCTGGCTGGAAACAACTACAGCAAGACCTTATGCAGAACGCCACTGTTATCAACTCAGTTGAAGCGTGTAAAGATGGTAATGACCTGTACTTCCGTAAAGGGCAACTGGCAGTCATTGCAAACATCCTCAACTTAGAAGCTCAAATCAAAGCAGCCGAAGAGCAAGCTAACGAGGAACCAGAAGAAGTAGAAGCGTAATGGCTCTGCTTTTTGATTTTAAATGTGAAGATGGACATGTCAATGAAAGACTTGTCAAATCTGGAGTAACACACACACCTTGCTTAGATTGTAACAAGATGGCTGAAAAGATTATATCTCCTGTACGTTCTGCTTTAGACCCCATTAGCGGTGATTTTTTAGGTGCAACCGAGAAGTGGGCGAAGAACCGTCAGCAGAAGATATTACAAGAGAGAAAGGCTAACTCGTAAGAACCCTTTCATAATATAAACCTCCACAATGATTTAGATCACGGAGTTTAATAATGGCAACACTCATAGACGAGCGTCCAGAAGACGAAGACGAAGTAAACACCGCTCAACAGGAGCCTGAATATCAGCAACCTCCTGAAGAAGACATACCAGAGAAGTACAAAGGGAAGAGCACTGCAGAGATTGTACGGATGCACCAAGAAGCTGAGAAGCTCCTAGGGCGGCAGAGTTCCGAGGTAGGTGAGTTACGCGGCGTAGTCGATCAATATATAAAGACACAACTCGACAACCAAAAAGCACCAGAACCTGACGAAGAAATAGACTTCTTCTCAGACCCTGACAAGGCCGTCAGGAGAGCTATTGATAATCACCCTAAGATTAGGGAAGCCGAAGCAGTAACACAGCAATACAAAAAGTCTACAGCACTTTCACAACTACAGCAGCGTCATCCTGACATGCAGAATGTGCTACAAGACCAGAAGTTTGTTGACTGGATTCAAGGTTCTAAGATTAGAAAACAGCTCTTTGCTCAGGCAGACAAGCAGTACGATTATGATGCAGCAGATGAACTCTTCACAACGTGGAAAGAACGTCAACAAGCGGTTAATCAAACTGTAGCGTCTGAAATGGCAGGTCGTAAAGCTGCTATCAAAACTGCATCAACAGGCACAGCTCAAGGCAGTGGAGAGACGCAAGGGAAGAAAGTTTATAGACGCGCCGACATTATTAAACTAATGAGGGACGATCCAGAACGATACTTGGCTTTATCTGATGAAATCATCAAAGCCTATTCAGAAGGGAGAGTCCGACACTAAATCTTTAAGGACTTTATATTATGGCAACTTCAGTATATCCCGCTATGGGCGGTGCAGTAGACAACACTAGCGCAGCAACTTTCATTCCACAAATCTGGAGTGACGAGGTTGTAGCAGCTTATCAGACTAACTTGATTCTTGCGAACCTTGTTAAGAAGATGAGCATGACTGGCAAGAAAGGTGATACCATTCACGTTCCTAAGCCTGTCCGTGGCACTGCTAACGCTAAACTAGCTAACACCGCTGTTACTATCCAAAACAACACTGAATCAGAAGTACTGATCAGCATCAACAAGCACTTCGAGTTCTCACGTTTGATCGAAGACATCACCAACGTACAGGCTCTCGCTTCACTGCGTCAGTTCTACACTGGTGACGCTGGCTACGGTTTGGCCAAGCAAGTTGACGATGATCTGTTTGCTCTGGGCAAGTCTCTGGGTAACGGTAACGGTTCTTCTTGGGCACACAGCGCTTCTTTCCAGATTGGTGCTGGTTCAGCTCTGGAAGCATACGACATTGATGGCACTGCTGACGTAGGCGCTTTCACTGACGCTGCTTTCCGTAACCTGATTCAGAAGCTTGATGACGAAGACGTACCAATGGACGGTCGTAGCTATGTTGTTCCACCTGCTCTGCGTAACGCTATTATGGGCATTGACCGCTACATGTCTTCTGACTTCGTAGACGGCAAGGGTGTTAAGAACGGTCAGATTGGTAACCTGTACGGCGTTAACGTATATGTTTCTAGCAACTGCCCAACAACTGAGACAGGCGTTCGTGCTTCTATTCTGTTGCACAAAGACGCTATGGTTCTGGCTGAACAACAAGGTGTTCGTTCACAGACTCAGTACAAGCAAGAGTTCTTAGGCACTCTTTACACTGCTGACACTCTGTACGGTACTCAGGTACTCCGTCCAGAAGCAGGCATCGTACTAGCTGTTCAAGGCTAATACAACTGAACGGGGATTCTTCGGAGTCCCCTTTCTTTATTCTTTTTATTATATTCTTTTGTTTTCCTAGGAGCTACAATGGCTATATTCAGAGGTGAAGGTGGTGCTGGTGATTCTACCAACGACGCTACTCTTAGCCTAGTCACTGCCCAAGCTGTTATAGCTTCTACGAAAGCAAGTGAGTCTGCCGCTAGTGCAGCTACAGCGTCCACACAAGCAACCACAGCAACTACCAAAGCCGCTGAAGCCTCTACTAGTGCAGCAGCCGCAGCAGCTAGTGCGTTAGGTGTAGATGTATTCGCAGATGCAGCAGAGCTGTCAGCAACTAACGCAGCTACTAGCGAAACTAACGCAGCCAATAGCGCTACTTCAGCATCTACTTCAGCTACAAATGCTAGTGCCTCTGAGACAGCCTCAGCAGCCTCTGAGAGCGCTGCAAGCACATACGCTACCACAGCTACCACTAAAGCGTCAGAAGCAGCCACAAGCGCTTCTAGTGCGTCTACGAGCGCTTCTACAGCCACTACCAAGGCTACTGAGGCATCTTCTAGCGCAACCAACGCTGCTGCGTCAGAGAGCAACGCAGCTACATCAGCATCTAATGCTTCCTCTAGCGCCTCTAGCGCAGCTACTAGCGCATCAGCAGCGTCTACCTCTGCCAGCAACGCAGCTACCTCTGCAAGCAATGCAGCTACTTCTGCATCAACAGCGTCTACTAAGGCTGCTGAAGCAGTTGTTAGCGCAGGCAATGCAGCCACTAGCGCGACTAACGCAGCTAACAGCGCTACGTCTGCATCCACAAGCGCAGCTACGGCAACTACACAAGCAACTAACGCAGCTAACAGCGCTTCTACAGCTTCTACAAGCGCGTCTAACGCAGCCACTAGCGCGTCTAACGCAGCCACTAGCGCGTCTAACGCAGCCACTAGCGCCTCAGCAGCTTCTACTAGCGCTACAGCATCAGCTACGTCAGCGTCAGCCTCTGCAGGTAGCGCAACAGCCGCAGCAGCTAGTGCTAGTGCAGCAGCGACAAGTGAAGCCAACACAGCAGCAGCGGTTAGCCTAGCTATTGCTAACTTAGTAGACTCTGCTCCTATAACATTAGATACATTAAATGAACTTGCAGCAGCTTTAGGAGATGATGCTAACTTCTCCACAACAGTGACAAACGCTCTAGCTACTAAACTAACTTCTTCTTCTACTTTAAACGCAGACAACATGACTACTGGTACGCTTGACGGCGGAACTTACTAAAGGTAATTAACTATGGCAACAACTATTGTAACAAAGAATAGCTCTACAGCTTCTGCCGTCCCTACAGCAGCTCAGTTGGTTCAAGGTGAACTGGCGGTCAACGTAGCGGACAAGCGTATCTTTACAGAGAACAACGCAGGTGCTATTGTTGAGCTTGGTACTAATCCCTCAGCAGAGATTGTAGCCAACGGCGGCATAGCTTTACCAGACAACGGTAAGGCTACATTTGGTGCTAGTGATGATCTACAGATTTATCATGATGGTAGTAATAGTTACGTTCAAGATGCAGGAACAGGCGACCTTATTGTTCGTGCAAACAACTTGGCTTTACAAGCAACGAGTGGTGAACAGTACGCGGCTTTTGTAGCAAATGGTTCGGCTAGTTTATTTTATGATAACGCTCAAAAACTAGCCACCACAGCCACAGGCATAGACGTTACTGGCACAGCCACGATGGATGGGCTTGTGTCGTCAGGAAACGCTAAGATAGGTGAAGGTGTTGCAAGTAACAGCGCCAAGCTGATGGTTAATACAGCATCTGGCGCATCTGCGGGTATTCAGCTTTTTCAAGACGGCACTGAAAGTTGGGTCATACAGAACCCTGCCTCGACTACCGCGTTAACCTTCGCCAACAGCAACACAGAACGCCTTAAAATAGCCAACAACGGAGACATCAGCTTCTACGAGGACACAGGCACAACGCCATCCTTTGTATACACAGCGGCAAGTACATCATTAAAACTGACAGGTAGAGAAGTATCTAGGAGTAGTGGTGGATATGCTTTTGAAGTGGACAACGCTACTCAAGGGTCAAATATGTCAACCTCTGGCCCTTTTAATATTAAGGGTTATGCAGGTAATCAGCTTACTGTAAACGGTTTAGGTGATGTAAGTTTCTACGATGACTCAGGCAATGCTAAGTTGTTCTGGGATGCGTCTGCGGAGTCTTTGGGTATTGGGACTAGTTCGCCTCAAGGAGACAGACTCTCTGTAGTAGGAAGTAATTTAGACAATGATGATGACTTAATTACTTTAGGTGGAGCGTATACTTCAAGCACTGAGTTTCTTGCATCAATAGGAACACACCACAGCGATGTCAATAATGGCGGTATTAAGTTTTCTACTAAACAAAATGGAACTGTTGCAGAGCGTCTAAGGATAGACCAAGCAGGCAACACCTTCTTTAAAGGTTCTGCAACATCTAATCAGCTTTTATTAGGTGTTGATAATAGTAATATCTTTTTACGTTCTGTAGGTAGTGCTCCTTTTCTGTTTCAAAATAATGGAGCTGGCACTATTGTTTCAATGTTACAAAACGGCAACGTGGGTATTGGTGAGAGCAACCCATCAACTTGGAAACTCCACGTTAAAACCACGGATTCAAACTCTTTGAGGCTACTTAATTCAACAGGCTCTGGAAATACTATAGACTTTGTAGACCAATCGTGGCAGTCGCAAATACAAGGTAGTGCAGGCTCTCTACTATTTAAAACTGGTGGCACAACAGAACGCCTACGCATAGACTCATCAGGCAACCTGTTGGTGGGTACTACTGATACTGTTCCTGCAAGCTCAGGAAACGTGGCAGGCTCTAGCTTACTTGCCATAGGTAAAGCAGAGCATTCACGGGACGGTGGGGTTGTTCTTACGCTTAATCGCAAAACATCTGACGGCACTATTGCAGAGTTCCGCAAAGACGGCGCACCCGTAGGTAGTATTGGTAGTTTCTCAGGAAGTCTTGACGTTGCAGGCTCTACTAGAGGTTTACGCATTACTGATGGCTCTTTTTTCCCTGTAACAAATGCTGGTAGCGTTTCAGATAATTATGTGAATTTGGGTTACTCAGGCGGACGCTTCAAAGACCTCTACCTATCAGGCGGTGTCTACTTAGGCGGTACAGGCGCTGCTAATAAGCTGGAAGATTATGAGGAGGGGACTTGGACTCCATCATTTGGAGGAACAGGAGTAAATCCTTCTGTAAGTTTCTCAACTACTGGCCCTGCTGAATACGTCAAAGTGGGATCAGTAGTAATGGCTTCAATGGCATTTTTTGGCGATATTACAGCGGCAGGGTCGGGAACGGCATCTATACAGGGTCTGCCATTTCAGGCGAAGGGTTCAAGAGGTGTGGCTTCAATTAATTATAACAGTGCAACAGCAAACCCAACTACAGGGGTCTCAGGTTATATAGAAGACAACACAATCATCTGCTACTTGCATCAAGGTGGCTCAACTAATGGTGAATCTTGGGCGGCAGGAACAAGTCAAAGACTATTTTTTAGTATTACATATATCGTAGATTAATAACAACTATACGCCTAGTGGATTCTAGGCACAGACAGGAGCAATACAATGGCTTTAGAAAAAGTAGTAACAGAAGACAAGATTGAAATCGTAGGTGACTACAAAGCAGTACAGATTAGAACCTGCACCAAGATAATGGAGGACGGCGTAGAACTAAGTTCTGGCTATCACAGACACGTTGTAGTCGCAGGACAGGACTACAGCAACGAATCAGCAGAGGTGCAGGCTATCTGTGCTGCTGTACACACAGACGCAGTAATTGCTGCATACAACGCATCACTGGAGGCTTCAGAATGAACTTTACAATCGCACAACTAGAACGTAACTCAGCAGACAACGGCGTAACTGTAGCCCATTGGCGTTGCAGCAAGACCGTAGGCGACCACACAGCAAGCTCTTATGGCACTTGTGGCTTTACACCTGACGTAGAGAAAGTAGACTTTGTAGCCTTTGAAGCTCTCACTGAAGAAGCTGTCATTGGCTGGGTGCAAGAGTCTATGGACGTAGAAGCTCTGGAAGCTGGTCTTGACGCACAGCTTGCTGAGATGGCTGCACCTACTTCAGTAGCTGGTACACCTTGGTAGCATGAAGCTGGTCTTTGCGTTGATAGTCCTGATCGACGGTACTGTTGACGCAGAGGCCACTAGCTACTGGCACGACATAACAAGATGTAGATGGTTCGCTGAAGAGTTAACAATACAGGGAACTATAAGACGCTATCACACACCTGTACACGCTTATTGCAAGCCAGTGTATGTAGACCCAGCAGAGGTAGTTATTTATGATTGATCCTATAACTGCTGTTGCAATGGCTACAAGTGCTTTCAAGACTGTACAGAAAATGGTCTCAATGGGTAGGGAGATTGAAGATACTCTAGGCCAAGTGGGTAAGTGGTATGGCGCTGTTAGCGACTTTAACGAAGCTAAGAGACAAGCAGAGAATCCACCTATCTTTCGCAGGCTGGTAGCGTCTAAGTCAGTCGAGCAAGAAGCGCTAGAGATGTACGCGCACGATAAGCGAATAAAGCAACAAGAGAAAGAGTTACGAGAGCTGCTGATGTACACCTACGGCCCTGACGCTTACAAAGAGTTATTGGGTATGCGTAGGAAGATACGAGAGCAGCGAGAGAAGACTCTGTACGCACAAGCACGTAAGCGTAAAGCATTCATTTGGAACGTAGCAGGCATGGCAGCGGTAGTTATAATGTCAGGTGTGCTGTATCAACTAACAACACTTATTTTAGGGAAGATGTAATATGGCCATAGAATCAGGTAAAGAAGTAGTAGACATTGCAGCAGCGTCTACAGCCGTTATGACCTTAGCTGCTTGGCTACCGCCTATGGCTTCTTTGTTCACTATTATCTGGCTAGGCATAAGGATATATGAATCAGACACCATTCAGAATCTTGTAGGTAAAAAATAATGTCTATCTTCACCGCTCTGCTTGGCCCTGTTGCTGATTTAGCTAAAGGTTACTTGTCTAACAAAGCTGATCAAGCTAAAGCAAAACACGAAGCTACAATGTCAGTTATACAGAACGATGCTGATTGGGAAACCAAGATGGCTGAAGCGTCTGGTGATAGCTGGAAAGATGAGTTCTGGACTCTTGTGTTAGCTATACCAGTGTTTATGGTTGGTTATGCTATTGCTGCCAATGACGTAACTGTAATACACAGAGTTGCTGAAGGGTTTGTAGCATTAGAGAAGTTGCCAGAGTGGTATCAATATTTATTATTCATAGCTATCAGTTCTAGCTTTGGTATTAGAGGCGCTAGTAAGATTATGGAAATGAGGAAGTAACTTATGGCAGCTCCTAGAAACAAAGAAGACGGCGCTCCGTCACGTCCAAGACCAACGCCTGTACCTGCACCTGCGCCAACGGCTGCACCTCCTGAAGATTTAACAAACTTGTTAGTCAGCTCTTTAGACGAAAATCCTTTTGCTAGTGTTTTTGACGATCCTATTGTAGATATTCCTCTGCAAGTAAAGACAACTAATACTCCTGCTGTAGACATAAACAAGGTAATAGCTACTAATCAATATGGCGGTGCGCTGCCTTACTCGCAACTGTCCCCAGAAGATCAAGCAGTTGTGGACGCTAGACGAGCTGCTGCTGCAGCACCAACTGTTGAACCGTATAAAGGCGTAGAGCGTCAGTCATACGGAGAAGCACAGCAATTAACAAGTGCTGAAGAAGCTTTAAATAATTATCTTAATTTCTTTTCTGGTGTCCAGTCACAGATGGACGAAACAAATAAAGAATACAGTTTAACTAACTA